ATGTTTTGTTCCTTTTGCCAGCCTCTTTTGATCTGGCCAATGAGTATTAGGCGGCGTCTCACGACGCGGAGTGCAGTTAGCACTTACTTTCGCTTCGGAAAGAAACCGATAGCGAGAGCGCCCAGTATCGAGAAGTGGTACCAATCGCTTGGTACGCGGAAGAGGGTAGTCTCACTTGGAAAAGGGAGACCTGCCTGACGCCCATACAACTCGTACTTTATTAATCCTCCAAACAAGCCCATGTCATTCCAAACACCCCCGAAAAATCGGAAATGGTTAGTCTGAGCATGAATCTTATAGGAGAATGAATGACCATAGCCTAAAACCGTAACGCCTGCATCAAACAGGTTAAAATCGTTTCTATTTTGAAACAATCTCGAACGGTAAGATAGGAAATAGTCGATCAACCATGAAAAGGGAATTGCTTCCCAAATGATCCCCACCGGATTGGTGAGGCCCATCATGGCTGACCAAAGTGTCGAGATACCCAACATTCCTCTCAGATAATGATCTGGGATGTCCAAGAATATCTTGGATCTCGCATGGTACGACAACGTTAAGTCGAAGTACCGTATCGAGATATGATGGGTTCCGTTAGCTGGTGAAAGTACCGGATCCGCCTTTATTATTGTGGCGAACGGTAAATCATGATGCCACTCGTTTGGGTCATAGGACACTAAGTCCTCTAACTTATCGCGAGTGTAATCAAGATACACCACTTGGTGATTATGGTCTTGCAACCACTTGAGTTTCTTATACGCTGCGGAAATTCCACAGAGTATAGCTTTCAAGTCTTTCAAGGAAGGCTTAATCGCAAAGTTCCACGCTAGCCAATGGGCTGCCGCGGCTTTGTGACCAGCTTTAATCAGACGTAGATATTCTCTGCGATAGGCTTCAATAGCCTTCTCATAAATATCACGAAAACGCCTGATTCCTCGAACGTTCCCATCGCAAGCTTGTATCAATTCAATGATAAAGTTTGCTAAGGAAACGTTGGACTGCACCACACTAGATAATTTGTCCTCAGATTTGAGCGCGAGCTCATCTAGCTGAGTGTTATCTAGGAACGGTAAATGGGCCCGAACGAGATCGCGAGGACTGAATTCACCTGTGAAAGTGATAACCGGTCCTTCGTCATCGTCCGGAACTTTGAATACTTCAGAGTATCCATCGTACTTCTCTCGCACACATGGATTATACCAATTTTGGATATATCCATGAGTGTCCCACATCTCGTCCGTCTTCCGTGAGGAAGGGAACAAAGACCCGGAGACAAAGCTATGCACATCATCACCTATTTGATCTATCACGTAGGTAATGGGTGTATAACTCATTTGTGGCTTACCCCGATGTCGATGACCGGCGTTTCGGCCGGTTGAGTAAGAAGTTTTCCGATGTCGGAACTTCTTCTTAATCTTCGGCTCGGGATTGTCACAAAATGCCATGAGAGAACCTCCGCTAAGAGCCAGCTTGCGC